CTGGGGGGTTGGATGTGCGCGTCCACAGGTCCATCGCGCCACCAATAGCCGAAGCTGCAACCCCGGTCTTGGCATAGTAGAAGTATTGAGCCTTGCCCCCGGTCATGGCCGCATATACCGCATCAGCAGAGGCGAATGCCCCCAACTGCTTGCGGCTCTTGGCTATGCGAAACTGACGATACTTCTTCTCGCGCTTCAGGCTCTCGCCCAGCCGGTCAACAGAACTGCATTCGCCGCTGGTCAGGATCTTCCCCGCGAAGTCACCCCCCGGCATGGCGTAGACATTACCCGGCACCCCGGCCAACGGGATCGGAAAGTAGAAGTCCCGCATGGAATGCGAAGCCCGCTCGACAGCCTCAACACCTAGCCACTTCTCCAGGTGTTGCGAGTTGGTGGCTTTCCAATTGTCCAGACCGGGGCGCAGCGTAATCATTGGCTTCCTTAGTTAACCGTCTGCACACCGACCACGCGACCGGACGAATCACGGACCACTTGACGGGGGGCAGCGTGTGCGCGGGCCAAATGCATAAGCGCCTCGTGCATCTTGTCTATCGTTTCGTTGTTTTGCTCCGTACCGCGTACATCCACACCTGACGCCTGTGCTACCAGCTTCTGCGTGTTGCTGTTGACGGACATTTCCTCGCGCTTCAACTGCGCCTGTAGCATCATCTGGTCACGCCGGAATGCGTCATCCATCGCCATACGCTGCAATTCCCGCTCATGCTCCAGCGCCGCCTTCTGATTGTCGCGCTGATCGTTGGACGCCTGCACCTGCATTGCGGCTTGCTGCTCCTGCTGCTTGACCGCAGCCTCCATTTGCAGTTTGTCGCGCTCCAATTGGGCCTGATCCGCCATGCGCTGCTGCTCCGCCTGCTGCGTAGCGTGGAACTTCTGCACATCGGCTTGCTGCGTAGCCTGGAGCTTGGCCTGTTCGCCCTGCTGCTGAATCTGCGCCACCTGAACCTGCGGCGGGGGAGGCGGAGGCGGGGGTTGCTTCGGCTGGCCCGTCTGCGGATCAACCTCCGGCGCTTTAATGAACCGCTGCGTAGCCTTGTAACCGGATAGCTTGAACGCCTCAGTCGCGTAGTTGTAGCCTTCCTCGACCCCGACCAGCCCCATCGACTGCCCTTGCTGCATCAGGGGGCCAAGCGCCATCAACTTACCTAACTGCTGCTCACTCGTACCCGAACCCAGACCGATAGTTATCGACAAATCGGAGCGCCGGGACCACTCGCGCGGGTTGACCTCCGCCCATGTCCCGTTTAGCCGCACCTTGTCGGCCTTGCTGGAGTGCTTGAGCGTTAGCGCGTGGACAATCTTGAACACATCGCGGAGCAGAGTCTCGGCGATGCTGCGAGCGATCATCTCAAGGCGTAGCTGCGACTGCGACAACTGCATCGACATACCGGTAGCCGTCGTATTGGTCAGCGCATCATTGTCCATCCCGGCGGAATTGCGCGTGTAGCCGGTGCGATTCTCGCGGATAGTGTCTAGGTACTCCAGCCCCTGTAGCGCACCCGTAGACGTATCCGGCGTGACAATCGGCATCATCCATTCGTTAGGATTGCCGCTGCCGCGCACCACGCCACCGGGACGCGACACGAGGAAGTCGTCTACGTTCGCCCGCGACTCATCTACCGCCGTGCGCGTGTTGTTGATCTGATTGCGGTTATCCAGGTACGAGCGGAGCAGGTTCGTCTTGATCTTGGCGATGTCCTCCACCAAGTCATACGCCGACATGCCCAAGTGCTGATGCGGCATCAGAATGCCGGTCCCGGCACCGATCCCCACAATGTCGCACTCATCGTCGGCCAGCAGATTCAGCCCAACCGAACAGACGCGGCGCAATTCGGCCACGCCATCACCGTCCCGGTCGATGCGTATGTGCGTTTCCTTGTACATGACGATCCGGCGCGCTGCGTTGCCGGTATCGTCGTCGTACATGTCGCCGCCCTCGCCGAACCGCTGGCGAGCTATGTCCTCAATCGACTCGCCCTTGTCGTCGTCGCTAATGTCGTCGTCAACCTTGTACCCGGCCTGCCGCAACTCGGAGAGCGTCTTGCGGGTGCGATGCTGCACAAAGTCCACATCCTGCAGGCTCGGGCCACGCGCGCGCTCGGATACCAGAATCTCATCCGGCGGGACCGGGCATATCTCGACGTACTCGGTTGGACGGGAGCGCCGCACCTTGACATCGTGCAGCATGGGTGGCGGGGGCGGTTCAAACGGCTGGCCCGCCTGCTGCGCCTGCATCGCCATCTGCTGCATCTGCTCAGGCGGGGGCGGCATATAGGACGGGTCAGGGTAGCCCGAGTGCTGCACTACCTCGACCTCATTGCCCTGCATCATGAGGCCCATTTCCTCATCGGATAGGCCGCTGTATGTCTCCGTTACCACATCCTGCCGCACCGTCCAATGGCATTTGACGTAGCCATTGCGGAGGAGCAGCGCATCCTTGATCGCCGACACCATCCAGACGAAGCCGTTATTCCGTTGCAGCGCAATGAAATTAACGTAGTCCGTTTCCTGCTCGGCCTGCTTCTCGTCGTCCGGCCCGATGGGGTCGAATACCACAACCTGATCGCCGCCGACGAAGGGCTTGACCACGTTGGCGACCACGCCCTCAACAACGTCGGCAACGTCCCTCGAAATGATCGTGGAGCGCCCCTGCGCTTGCAGGATGGCATCGCCCGTGTACGGCTTGCCGTAGTAGCGGTCGATGGCGTCGGCCCGGTCAGACGAGATGGCCCCCTGTAGCGTGCCGAGAGCCGTTTCCTCAGCCGCAGAGATGGCGGCTAGTAACTGGTCGTCGGTGATGGGGGGCGCTTTAGCCATTTAGACAATTCCTGCATTGGAATATTTGATGGGCGGCAACTTAGCCGGTCCAGCCTTCCGCACACCCTCACAGGCGTAGCGCAGGCTGTCGATGCAATGATTGTGCTTGTCCGCCAGGATCGGCAGGACTTTCCCCGTGAGCGGGTCCGTCTTGTAGCTATACAGCGTTAGCTCGTCAATGACGTGCTGGCAGCGCGGGTGTACCACGATGTCGAACGATTGCAGGAAGGCCACGCCTTCCTCCACGCTCCGCGCTCCCTTGAGCGCCGCGTTGATCTTGGGATACCCATGCTTCTGCATGTAGCTGATCGTCTCAGGGCGGGCTGAATCCGCCGTGATGAACCACTTCTCGCTGTCCGGCACGCGCCGGAACAGGTCAGGCAGTTGCGTTATCTCGCACCCAATCAGGTACGCCTCATGGTCAACGTACAGGCGCTTCCCGTCGATGGAACAGCGCACAAGCACGGACGGGTCGATGGCGTAGCCCCAGTCCGCCCCAAGCCGGTGAACTGTAGAGGCCGGTAAGTCGAATTCCTCGACCTTCCAGTTTCGGAATACGCGGGATTCAGAATTACGCTGATATTCGCCAAGCCAGATGTGGGCATATTTGTCCGGGTCGCGATCCCGCGCCCATTCCATCTCCCGGCGCAGGACATCAGGGAAAAACGGGTTGTCGTCCCAATTGACGCGCCGGACAATCGACCCCGGCGGAGCGCCGCCCTCGCCTCTAAATAGAACGTCTACCGGATCCGTCGGGAACTCCGGGTTCCATTCAGCCCATATCTCGGACCCTGGGGCGCGCACCGTGGGAATCAGTAAATCCCAAGACCGCTGCGATACCCGGTTCGCCTCAAACACCGCCGCCTTAGTCAGCCCCTCGGTTGACTTCACCTGGTCGGGGTTGGTCCGTAGCCCCGCGAATATGAACAGGGAATCATTCTTTCCGCGTATCTCGGTGTCCGTAGATTCGTAGAAATCGCGCAGCCCAGCCTTGGCTATCTTGTCGTCCAGCAGCCGCTTGACCGAATCACGGATGGATCGCTGCACCTCACGGAAGCAGCCAATACGCTCCGGTCTATCATAGGCGTCCAGGATCAGCTGCGCCGCTAGGCTGTGAGACTTGGCGGACCCCCGCCCCCCGTGTACTGCCCGGTATCGTACCGGCGTGCCGTCGTCAGCTAGGGGCTGGCGCAGGAAGCGATACGCTCCCGGCAACTGCATCAACGTACTCAACCATTATCCTGTGCTGATGTTCGACCGCCCCGCCATTCGGCCCCGCGTGCGTCAGGTCTATCTTCTCGCCGTATTTCTTCGCGTTCAGTTTCGACGCGAACCATTGATACTTGTCGGCCTGCAACCGCTGCCACGCCACATAGCCGGTATCTATCCGCGACCCTCCGGCCTTGTGGTTGGTGTCACCGCCCTCCTGGGCGTCAACCATATCCGGCCTTTGCGCCACGACTTCCTTGATGCGGTCAACCCAATGATCCGCCTGCTCTATATGCGCGCGCGCGTATTGGGCCTGAAAGGCTGGATCGTCATTAAGCCATTGTTTTACTG